GCCATGTTCTCTATGTGTTTATTTAGTTTATCAGTAGTCTTGTAAAGATCTTCGATCATCATGAATTGCTCAGAATCGGCGGGCAGTGATCCTAGTTGTCCACGTGGCCACTTAATTCTAAACTCTGTATTCTCTTCAAGATCTTTCTCCATAATCTGTATACGAGTGTCTGCAACATTAAGACGTTCTATAATTTGAAAGTAACCCATGGTGCCGAGTGCCACGATAATAATCAATGAAGCAACCGTCTTCATTGGCATTTGGACGGCTGCTTCTTCTGATATGTTGAGTGGTTTGTTAGACATTATCTAGTCCAAAGCCACTGTACTAACTTTTTCCAAGGCCAGCAGATTATCTTCCAAACCCATTTTATAATTTTTTTAATCATTTTTTTTCTCCTCGATTTCATAGAAGAACTTATCTGTATCTTCAGTACGCCAAGCTCTACTATCTTCGACATTCCATTCAGATGTTTGCACTTTCCAGTCAGGTATGTTGTCCTTCACAGTAAACGAAGGTATGTCCCATATACATCTGTTGTTAGGTTGTGCTGCAAAATTGCCATCATCGAGAGCAATTATGTGAGCGCATTTATGTTCATGCGGTATCTCTGAATGATCAGTGTCAAGTATATTAGACTCTGGATGTGCAAAGTCAACAGTAAATAAATATTTACCAGCGTGCCATTTTTTATCTTTACCGATGTATTTACCGGCTTGTCCGTCTAATATATCCCAACGATGAACAGAAGGATAATAAGAAAAACAATTCCAGAGCTGTAATTCATCAAGTCTTCTTGCGGGCACTCTGGATGCATCAAATCCCTTTTGAATAAAAGCGCTAATAGGTAAGCGATAAAATATTGCACCGTTTTCCATAATAGCATGCCATAATATTGCACGACCTGTAAGAGCGCTAAGACCAAAGATAATACAGTCTTCAACTTCTCCATGATGTTTTTGTAAATCATAAAGATATTCTCTTTTTACCTGTGCATATGTGGGTGGTATGTTTACATTTAAGTATGCCATAAGTCCTCATTTTATTTCTCCCCAGTTAGGGCCAGATTCATAATCTACCTTATTAGGTACTTCTAAGTCAACAGCTGACTCCATAATATCTTTTATCTTGGCAGCTTCTAAATCATTCATTACAGATATATCAAGTTCATCATGTACTTGTATATGTGGTGTAATACCTTCTTTGTGTAATTCTATCATAGCTTTCTTTGTCATGTCGGCAGCTGATCCTTGTATCAATCTATTTAAAGCTTTGTATGTATATGCTCGTTTGATCCCTGGTCCGTGTTCCGCGAGCGCTGCTTCGTGTGGTAATGCTTTATGAATCCCGAACTGGTTGGGCTCCCACAGGTGAAACCTACATAGTCTACCCAGCAGTGTACGTATCTGTCCACGATCCTGTGCTCTTGACATAACACTATCCATCAATTGTTTTACAAATGGTACACGAGAATGATACTGTTTAAATAAATCATCAGCAGTTTCTTTGTTTACACCCAACTCCGCCTGTAATTTATTTTTACCCATACCATAAAATAAACCAAGGTTAATTGTCTTAGCCTGTGATCTAGGTATGTTAGCCATGTCAGCTACGATCTGGTGAAAGTCTACATTAGAATCATTGTAAGCATCTAATACATCTCCAACACCATACATATTTTGTAATGCTGCGTAGTGTACAACTAGTCTTGGTTCCTGTTGACTATAATCAAATACACCCCACTTCATACCTTCTTCTGGTATAAACAAACTTCTAATCGCTGGTCCAAGTTCCTTGTTCCGTGCAGGTATTTGCTGTAAATTTGGATTAGCATAACTAAATCTACCAGTTACTGTACCACCCTGATCGGATCTAAGTTGATTAATCTCTGCATAGATTCTACCTTTATGTGAATGTTTTAATATGGTATCAATAAATGTTGTGTGCGATTTATTTATTTCTCTTGCACGTGCAATAAGTTTTACCATCGGATGTGGATGGTTTTGTAAAAAATTCTTAGTGAAAGAAGGTGCTTGTGTTTTTTCAGTTCTATCAAAAGGTAAAGAAAGTTTTTCAAAAACTTGTGCTATGGATCTTGCAGCCCATATTTGTGTGTCTATTCCTGTTTCTTGTTTTACTTGTTGCAAGCATTCTTTTTCTTGTTGAACTAATTTTTTCTTTAGTGAGTGGGCTGCCTCAATATCAACACGTACGCCTAAGAAACGCATATCGACAAGACAAGGAAACAAATCTGTTTCCAATTGAAAAATTGATTCTATATCTTGTGATACTATTTCTTTTCGCATTTCTTGCCACAGTGCTAATGTAAGTTTTGCATCTTGTTCAGCATACTCACCAACATACATTGCAGGTAATTTATACATCTCAGACTTAGCATCGATGCCCCATTCTTTGGCAGTTTCGGCCAAAACAGCCTCATTTTTGCCTTTTCCGACGTAATCACGACCCATACTACCTAAATCGTAACGAAAGCGATTCTCGTCCACGAGAGAGCCAGCAATCATGGTATCTACGATCTGTCCATTCATTTTTAGCCCTGCAGCTCTAATAAAGCATACATCGTACATAGCATTGTGAAATATCTTAATTGCAGGTGTATTTAATACACCCTGAAACCACTTTAAAACCATTCTAAGGTCCATATTACCACCACCTTCATGTGCGATAGGATAATATCCAGCCCAGTCATGAACAGCTACAGCAATACCCACTATCTGACCTTTACCTGTAACAGATCCAGATCCCATAGTTTTTAGTTCTGGGTCTTTAGTTTCTAAGTCAATTGCTATCTCATCATACTTTGACAAGTCAGGAAATTCAGTAGGTGGTAACCACTCTACCTGTGGTGAGAACAACGGTTTCTGTATCATGAGTAATCTCTTTCAAGTATCATTTCTAAATAATGTATTGCTTTCTTGATATCTTCTTCCTTCCCTTTTGACTGGTGCCTGCAGATATATTTTATAGCATTACCCTCTGCAAAAAGCAATTTGTTTTCGTTTATAAAGTGTGCAGGCTGTATACGAAAATTTTTATAATGTTTTCCGCCTACCTGCTTCTCTAAAGAATCGTATGTTGATTCTTTAAAAATATCTTTGTTCGTCATAGAGTGTATCCTTTGTATCTTTGTTTTGGTTCTATGATGTGTAGATGTTCCTTGGTCCTTGTTGCACCAACATAAAACAATCTATTCTCATCATCTGGGTTTTGTTCGTATGACTTCATTGTGTTCAAACTTAAATCTGTAAGCAATACAACATTCTCACACTCACCACCTTTAGCACCATGTATCGTAGATAAAGTTATACGTGGCGCTTCGTTTAACTTTTCGCCGTTCTTTCTCATCTTTCTTAAATAATCTATATCTCTTTTTGGTGCACCGTTAAATGCTTCAAACCAAACAGAGTCTACATTTAATCCGTAATCTTTTTTTAATTGGTCAATACCATAAAAAGATTCTTTAGCCATACCCTTCATCTTTTTCTTATCCCAAGAATCTATGTATGAAGATATATTTTCTAGTTGATCATACTTTAACAATTGACCTTGACGTAAATGTTCCCAGTCTACAGCTGCTGCATGTAATTTGTGCTCACGTGTTTTTCTAAATTTGTTTTGATAATGGTAACCATTTAAATATAAATGTGGTTCTAGTTGATCCAACATGTATTTAGTTCTTGCTAAAACCAACCATTCACCTGATGACATATCAACTTGTTCAAAGTCATAGTATCTTGATAAAGATCCCTCATGTATTTTTGGTTGCCATGTTTTATCTATTCTAGTTTTTATTTTATTTATTATACCCATAGCTAACCCATGTACCTTCGCAGGAATCCTGTAAGATTGCTGCAAAGGTAGCATTTGTCCTTCCTGTGCTATGAAAGAATCTACGTCCGCTCCTGCCCATCTAAATATTGCTTGGTCATCATCACCTGCAATAAAAGAATCTGTTGTTTTCTGCCAAATAGCTTTTGCCATATCCCATTGCATGTTTGACAAGTCTTGTGCTTCATCAATAAATACAACATCAAACTTTGGTACAGCAGCATCAGACTTTGTAAATTCTGTAATCATGTCATTGAAATCTATAAGGTTGTGTTCTTTTTTATATCTCTCTAACTCTGCCGCTATAATTTTTAGTTTGTCTCTTTCAAGTTCTTGGTTATGTTCGTTTAAATCATACTGTTGTTCTGGTGTTATGTTTCTAAGTTTAGCAAGATTAATAATTCTTAAATACTCACTATCTGATGTAAAGATACCTGAGTGATCGTCTTCATACACAGCATAGTTTACAGGAAAACCTATTCTCTTTCCTAAATCCATATAGTGTCTACGTTGCATTACATTTTCTTTTTTGATTCCAAGTCTTCTAAATGCTAATGAGTGTAATGTTCTAAAGTATGGTAGATCATCATCCCCTAAATTAAATTTCTTTACAGCTCTTTCTCTTGCTTCGTATGCTGCTTTCTGTGTAAATGCAAAGTATCCAACTTTATCTGGTTCTGTGTGTTTTAAATAATCATCTACTTTGTTTAACAAAGTTGTAGTTTTACCTGTACCTGGTGGTCCTAACACTATTGTTTTCATTTTTTCCTCCTATAGCTATTTTCTGATGGCGTAACCCATTCTAAATTTTCGGGCCTGTAATCAAATATATTACCATTCAAATGATCTATTATATATTTTTTTTCAAAGTCATCATTTTTTAAAAATGCTAGTCCAACCAATTTATGCATAAAACATTTCATAGTAGATTTTTTTCCACCCGTGGATGTACCAATATTTAGATGTGGGTATGGAGCATCCTTGCCAGTATTTAAAGGACATTGAGACATTATTTTTCCTTGATCATTTTTTATAAATGGAAATACTGGTCCTAATTCAATCATAAAAGGATTCATACCACCTGTTTTGTATATAAAATATTTACCTTTTGGTAAAAGACTCATGGGAGTTCTTCTTGTTTTCAATGTTTTTAAAGTTGATAAGTCTACTTTTTCTTTCTCTAAAATAATTTGTTTTGGATCTTCCCACAATAAAAGTTGATCTCTTATCATTAGTAAGGCGCCTCTTCTTTCAAAGTTTTTTGTTTATATTCTTCGTTCTTTTTTTCAAATTCTTTTACAACAAACACAGATAGTTTTTCTTTACCTATTCTTTTGTTTTCACAATTACATTTTTCTTTTAACAATTGTGCTGTTCTTGAATAACCAAGATCCCATCTTCTACGCATTAAAAACTGATGATAAAACCTGTCATACACAAAGTGATGATGGCCATTGTTTGTCCACACACCACCCTTTGGTAGATCAGATCTATCACTTGAAGATAATCTATTTAAACAAAACTCTTCTAAATGATTTTGTAATTGATCTTCTGTACGTAAACCTTCTGCAGGTTCTGTAACTTCTGCACCTTGTAGTAATTGATTTGTAAGATGCACCCAATCTTTTTCTTTTAATGTAGGTGGTCTAGTTTTTAATTGAACCATACATGCTTCTTGAAATAAACTTTGTTGTCTAAGATATTTAACGCTGTCTAATTTTAGTCTTTCTCCATCTACATTCATGTAATAGTAAGGATCTTCTAAATCTATGACTTGTAAGTCTGTAAGATTTGGAAACAATACTTCTTGACCTATACCAAACTTTCTAGATCTACATAGTGTCTTGTCACATAAACTACACATAGGTTGATCATTACATTTGTATCCCCAATCTTTTTTGTCATGTTGTTTTATAACTATGTCTACTTCTGAATCAGATAGTGGTTGTTCCATAGCAGTCTCATTAAACACAACTATTTTTGATTTCCAACCATCTGGCCATTTAGATTTTGCATAAACACCATAGTGAAACAGTGCATTATTTCTACCACCCTCACCTATTTTGTTTTCTGACATCAACTCAATACAAGGTGGTCCATCTGAATATTTTGTTTCTGGTCTTTTTATTTCTAAACTTTCTACTGTGTCTGCAGTAATAACTTTTGTTTCATATAATTTATAAAAACCTTCTAGACTAGCAGCATCACCCTCATTATCAAAAGCATATCTTACTGTATCATCACCATTAAAGTATGGTAAATTTAAAAAATTTCCTGTATCATCTTGCGATTTTAATTCTGTTTGTTTTGGAAAAACTTCTGAATTACCATAACCAAGCACAGCTCTAATCTGTACAAGTTTATCTCTCATTATTTTTGCTGATACATAATCCGATGTAAATAAAAATACATGTGCTCCACCAGATTTAGATCTGCATACAATTAGTGGTAAGTTTAAATTTTTTATTTTATTAATTAATTTTTTGTGATCAAAGCCTGCGTATGAGTCTATGTCAATACAACCCCATCTACATTCGCTGTTATCGTTGATTGGTATGATACCTAAATTTTCTGTACCCTGTAAATGTTTTAACCACAGTTCTGGTGTAACAGGATCTCTTTTTACAAACGATTTGCCTTTTACTTTTTGACCATTACCGTTTGATTCACCCACGATGGTGACACCATGAGCACGGTCTAAACCTTGAAATATATTTCTGAATCTTTCTATTCTATCTTCTATCATTTAGCACATTTTAAGTGGGCGTATCCACTCTCGCTTCGACGCCCACTACCTAGGATTCTAGTACGGTTGCTTAGACTCCGCCTCTTCTGAGCCGTGTTTAGCTTGGATCTCACCCTTACCTACACTTGTTGCAAAAGATTTTGCCATGTCATAGATACTT